TTGCTCAAGCAATGCGTACCCTATCTAATGCTATTGAATCAGACTTGGCTACTGCCGCTTATCAAGGTGCTTCACGTGCTATTGGTACTGCTGGTACTACTCCATTCGGTTCAAACTTTAATACTATCGCTCAAGCAAGACAAATTATTGTTGACAATGGTGGTGCTACTAATGATGGTCGTTTGTCTTTAGTTATGAACACATTAGCAGGTACTAATCTTCGTAACCTCGCTCAATTACAGAAAGCAAATGAATCAGGTTCATCTGCCATGCTACGTCAAGGTACTTTACTAGACTTACAAGGCGTTATGATGAAAGAGTCTGCTCAAGTGGTTGCTCATACTAAGGGTGGCGGTACGTCATACTTATTGAATGATGCTTCAAGTGCTGTAGGTGATACTACTATTACTACTGATACTGGTTCAGGTACTATTCTTGCAGGTGATGTTGTAACTTTTGCAGGTACTTCTGATAAGTATGTTGTCAATTCAGCATTAAGTGGTGGTTCATTCACTATCGGTACTCCGGGTTTACAAACTGCGGAAGCAGATAATGATGCAATTACTGTTGGTGATTCACATACTGCTAATGTAATGTTTAATCAAAATGCTATTGAATTAGGAATGAGAGCACCTGCTGTTCCTAATGGTGGTGATTCAGCAGATGATGCTATGTTAGTACAAGACCCACATTCAGGTTTAGTGTTTGAGATTCGTGTTTACAAGGGATACCGTAAGCAGATGATTGAAGTTGCCGCTACTTGGGGTACTAAGGCTTGGAAGTCAGACAATATTGCATTATTGTTAGGCTAATCAAAATCATATCAAATTGGGGTGGAGTTATGACCATCCCACCTAATTTAAAACGGAGAATAATAATGGCTAAAGATAAGATAATTAAAAAGGCAACTCCAAAGAAAGTTAAACTTGTCAAGATGGAACGTGATGGTCAAAAGGCTGATGTACACCCAGATGAAGTTGAAAACTATTCAAAGGCAGGATATAGATAATGGCTTTAGATGCTGTGGCTCAAGTGCGGATAGTTATGCTACCGTAGCAGAGGGTGATACTTATCACGATAACCATTTATACGCTACTGATTGGACAGGTGATACTACTGCCAATAAAGAGAAAGCCCTTAAAATGGCTACTCGTATATTAGATGAAAAGATTGATTGGTCAGGCATTAAGACTACTGATGAACAAGCGTTAGCGTGGGGAAGGAGTGATGTTTTAGATGACGGTTATTCAGTATTATCAACAATCGTACCTAATCCAGTTAAGAACGCTACTATTGAGTTTGCTCGTCATTTATTAGCAAGTAACTCAACTGGTAATGCTGATGGTAAGGGTTTATCAAGTCTAAGTGTTGGCTCTATATCATTGACATTTGATAAGACGGATACTGCTGGTGTTATGCCTTCTATTGTTCAGGAAATGCTAAGAGGCTGGGGAACTATTAATGCTCGTGCTAAGTTTGGTACGGTGGCGGTAGTTAGAACCTAATGGGATTAAAGGCATCAATAGGAAAGATTGTAGAATCGGCTATTGTAACGGTAGGTGATTTAGCAGAAACTATTACCTATAACGCTAGGACTACTGGTTCTTATAATGTTTCAACTGGTGCTGTTGCTCATACAACTACTACTTATTCATTAAAGGCTGTATTAAGCCCATTAGGTGGAAAGGTAGATGCTAATGATGTAAGTTCACAATTCACTGGTGACTTGAGTGCTATTTTTGCTAGTAATGATTTAGCAGTAACGCCTGATACTAATGACACCATAACAAGGGATTCAGCAACATACGCTATTAATAGTATCATCTCTGACCCTGCTTTGGCTTCTTATACATTGATATTGACGAGGGTAGGATGAGTTTTGATAAGGATTTAGTCAATTTTAGCAAAAGGACTGGTGTTGAACTTGACAAGACTGTTAGGAAAATCGCATTAGAATTGTATGATGGAATTACTGCTAAGACACCAGTTGATACAGGTCGTGCTAAAGGTAATTGGAATCTATCTGCTGGTAAAAAGAATACTAAAGTCAATGTGATGGCTAAAGGAAAGCAAGGTGTTAGTCTTAAAAAAGGTGATGGTGAGAAACCTATTTATATTACTAATTCATTGCCTTATATATATGCTTTAGAGCATGGTCATAGTCAAAAGGCTAGTGCTGGTATGGTAGCCATTACCGTAAATGAAGTAAGAGTGAGTTTATTATGAGTTTTGCTAGTGAAAGGACTAATATTGAAGGAAGGTTTAATACTAATTGGACTACAACTACTATCGCTTGGGGTAATGCTGATTTTGATACGCCAAATAATGCGGAATGGGTGAGATTTAATATCCTGAATGGCAATTCAAACTATAGAGCAATCAACGGCTTAAAGAGGCATACTGGGGTGATCAATATTCAGATATTCGCACCAATCAACTCGGGAACTCACACAATTAGAGGATATAGTGATACAATAAGTGCTATATTTGATGGTGCTAGTTTTAATGATGTTGTGTGTGATGTAGCAAGTATTATTAATGATAAATTTTATCAGATTAATGTTAATGTTCCATATTGGAGAGATGAATGAAAAAACAAGTAATTTTATATCCGCCTAATGGTGGGAAAGACGGTGTAACGCCACACCCTTCAAAGATTGAAGAAATGAAGGCGAATGGTTGGGCTGAAAAGTCCGTAAGTAAAAATGTAAAGGAGAATAAAGATGGCAAATCATAAAGGCTCAGAAGGAGTCGCAAAAATCGGTGCTAATACAATCGCAGAAATCAAGGACTTCAGTTTAAGTGAAACTGCTGAAACTATTGATGATACTACAATGGGTGACTCAGCAAGAACTAAGCAAGTAGGTTTAACTACTGCTAGTGGTTCAATGACTGCGTTTTGGGATGAAACAGATACAAGTGGTCAGGGTGCTATGACAGTTGGTGCTAGTGTTACTTTAAATCTATATCCTGAAGGTGCTACTACTGGCGACAAATACGCAACATTAACGGCTTTAATTACTGAGAAGGGTGTATCAACTACACTTGACGGTATGGTTGAAACTTCAATGAGTTTTGAGGCAAATGGTGCTGTTACTTGGGGTACTGCGGCATAATGGGTATTAAAGAAAACGCTTCGGCTCATTTTAAGGCGAAGTTATCTGGGGAGTTGTTCTCTATTGATGTACCTGAATGGGATGGTAAGATTTACTATAAAGGTGCTATCACTGGAAAGCAACAAACCCAAATCTTTAAATTATATTCACAAGACAAACAGATTGAATCAGTCTATATGTCTTTGATTATGAGAGCGTTAGATGAAGATGGAAAGGCTATTTGGCGTTCACACGAATTAAACGAAATGATGAGAGCCTATGACCCAGATGTTGTTAGTCGCCTCGTTGAAGAAATTGCTAGTGACGAACCAACGGTAGATGATGTAAAAAAGTCTTAAAGTCGGATAACGACTTAATGTTTTATTGTCATTTGGCAGACCGTTTACAGAAGTCCATTAGTGAGGTAATGGATTTTAGTGTAGTCGAATTAGTTACTTGGTCGGCTTATTTTGAATTAAAGGGTGAAGAAAATGGCAACTAATTTAGCAACGTTAGGAATTAAGGTTGACCCCTCACAAGCAATAAGTGGGGCAAACAAAGCAAGAAAAGCAATACTCCGTATAGGTAAAGCCGCTAAGAAGATTGGTGGTGCTATTGGTAAAATCGGTAAAGCATTTGGTAAGTTTGGTGCTATCGGGTTAGGTGTTATTGCTACTATCGGCTTCTTTGTCAAGAAGTCACTCAATGCTACTGATGCTATGGCTAAGATGTCAAGGGCAATCGGTGTTAGTGTTGAATCATTACAGAAACTAAGACACGCTGGTAATTTGGCTGGTATGGGTGCGACTGCTGTTGATAAAGCAGTACAGAAACTCGCAGTCAATATGGCAGATGTTGCCAAAGGCACTGGTGAAGCAATAGATATATTCTCGAAGTATGGTATTAGTGCTACTGATATTCACGGTAAGTTAAGACCAGTTGAAGATGTGATGTTGGATGTGGCTGATGCTACAGCAGGAATTACAAACAGAACTGAGAAGGCAGAATTAGCATATAGGCTATTTGGTGCTCGTGGTGGTTTGATGATCAATATGCTTGAGCAGGGTTCAGAGGCTATGCGTGAGCAATGGCAAGAGGCTGAAGCACTTGGTCTAGTGATGAGTGAAAAGACTGCTAAAGGTGTAGAAGAAGCCAATGATGCTATGGCTAGATTAAGTGGGTTTCTAACATCATCATTTAGAAGAGCAATCGCTGAATTAGCACCTGCTATTACTGAAATCACTAATGGTATTCGTGCTTGGGTTGAGATGAAGGTCAAGGAAGAAGGTGGTATTGGTGCTGTTGCTAAGAAAATGGCTAGTAGTATTATTCTATCTGCCATTAAAATGGTTGAGTCATTTGAAATGATTACTAATGGTTTTATTACTATGGTCAATAAAATTCAACAGGCATTGCCTAGTTTTTTAGGTGGATTTAGGTC